TGGTTGTGTTTAAATAATACCATTTATCGTAATATTTAACCCATCCAGTAACCATTTCGCCATCTTGTTTGAAATAGTACCATTCGTTGTTGATTTTTTTCCATCCGGTAGCCATTGTTCCATCGTTGTCTAACCAATACCACGCACCACCGCGTTTAATCCATTTATTAGTTACACAATAGCCATCTTCATTAAAGAAGTACCATTTTTCATTAATTTGTTGCCATTTATTCGTTGGATAGCTTCCGTCTGAATTTTGATACCACCAGCCAGTTGCAGTCTTTTGCCATCCTTCTTTGATTTCCTTTTGTTCTAAACCATGCTCAATATCATACTTGAATTGTTCGCGACTGATTCCCCATTTAGCTAGATAAGGGTAAGGGTCTACATGATCACTGAAATTGTTTGGTTGATTGTATGTGCAATATTCATGAGATTTGATACCTTCTAATGAGTCTGAGTCCAATGTTTTAGGAAGTCCAGCTTCGTCAGCTAAATCGCGCAATAGTTGAATGTATAGTCGATAATCTTCCATGAACTCTTCTTTAGTAGAATGACTTTCAATCAGTTCGACTGCTGCGTAAGATTCGTAATTCCATCCACCGCCTACATCGTAAGACCCATTGTTTACAGGCCCTACTTGCATCACTCGTCCATTACCGACTACGTGAGAAAAGAACCCGAGTTCAGGGTCTTTTCTCCAGTGATAATCTGCTTCATTCTGAGCGGTTGAGTTTCGGTTTCCTGTTGAGTGAGCGTGTACTTGTCTGTACGGTCTCACACCGACCTGTGGAAGTCCTGTTCTTAATCTGCTTTTATCAATATCCATTTTATTTTCCTTTCATATTACGGTTAAGTTGTTGGCCAAGGGTCATCTGTGATGTAAGATATTGACGAAACCCTGATGTCTCCGATATCTTTATCAGTTGGTACTGGGTCTGTGAATTGGAATCGTAAATGATTTGCATCACCATAACCGCCTACATACCACGTTCCATATGGAATACCATCATCGTTGAAAATCTGACCAATTAGTGAATTGGAAGCTCTATATCCAGAAGGTATACCACCGTTTGCTATAAGGAAACATTTCTTTTCACGGTTCCCTGGATGCGCAATAAACGCTGGATTACCACGTCTAACAATTCCGAACCAACCCCATTGTAGTCCACCGAATTGGTAATATACCGTATCGTTGATACGTCGGACGCGTACGTAAGAATTACCTAATTTAGATAACACGTTTAGGTTTTTCCAACCAGTATCACCGTCTAATACAACCCATCCTTGGTTACCTGACGGGGTACGCTTAATCCACTTCAATGCACCGTTTGTTTTACGTGTATCAACATAGGTTTGACCTAGTGTACCTTCGACTTTACCGTTTGGCATACCTTCACCTGTAAGTTCACTAGATGAGGTTGATGCAGATGGTGCATTTTGACTGGAAGCTGGTAAGATAACACTTCCACCACCGTCTGATAGTGTTACAATGTTTCCATTGATACTGATTCTCTGAGGAATACCAACACCATCACGACCATTTTCTCCTTTTGGACCAGTTAAACCAATAGGTCCTTGAGGTCCAGCGGGTCCAGCGGGTCCAGTCTGTCCGATTGGTCCTTGTTCACCACGTTCGCCACGTTGTCCATCTTGTCCTCGCTCGCCTTGGATACCTTGCAATCCTTGAGGGCCTTGTAAACCGTCTGCTCCTCTTGGACCAGTATCACCTTGTGGACCACGTTCGCCAGTTTCTCCCTTGTCCCCTTTAGGTCCAGGAGTTAGTGAGATATTGCGTAGTTCTTCTTTGGTAGCAAACTGACTTGTGTCAATATTGGGCTTGTTCTCTAAAGCCACTACACGCTCTACAATTGGCTTGTCATTATAGATGGTATCTTTATCTGCCTTTGTCTTTAAAGCTTCAATATCGAGTGAAATATTGCTTATTTTAGCACGAATACCACTGTCGTCATAAGTGCCACCTTGCTCTTTGATTTTCGCAAAGAGCTCATCTAGTTCTTGTTTGGTTACAACATCCTTGACGTTAACAACTCGACCAGTTTCACGTTCGATGAGTGGTGTTTTAACTGCCTTATCAATTTCGCTCACATGGACATTAAACATAAAGCTATACACATCGGCTGACTGCTCTACTTTCTCAAAATAGATGTAGCCAATAACAGACTCATCTGTCGTGATCAATGATGTGTCAAATTGAACCGTAAAGGAATTATCTTCGATTGTTGCTTCAACTTCCTTGTATCGCTTTGTGGTTTTGAAATAGAATAAGCAGATTACTTTAGTAGCAGTTAATTCATCGAGTGTGAACTTAAACTCTGCATTATTTTTATCGTGGCTGTAAAACTCGTTATACATTTTTTCGATACCACGGTTACTAGATAAAACGGTTATTTTTCTTTCGATAACCTTCTTCAAGTGCTACCTCCTTTCTTTTTAAAAAGAAAGAGAACCCAAAAGGTTCTCAACTATTATTGGTTCATCCAAGCATCATTCATCTGCTTAACCGCTGACTCAACGAATGTATCGAGGTCACTATCAGTCATGTGAATGTTGTACTTGCTAAGTTCAGCACGAATCTTAATACGTGCTTGCTCAAGTTTCTCTTCACCTTTGTAGCCAGTCTCAGCAGATACTTGCTCAACTGCGTTTACTGCATTTCTAGCCAAGATTTCAACAATCTTGATTGTCTTTTCTCCGCCTTTTTGAACGAGGTATTCTTTAACAGCCTTAACTGCGATACCTACCAAGATAACAAGGATGCTAATAGCTCCATTAAGTAAAATTTCATTAATTTGTTGCATGTGTTATTCTCCTTTGTTCTTATCTTCATCTTTCTCAAGCAAGCGCTGAAACGCTTTTAAAATGGGCTGAAAAAGAGTGATATTTCCTTTTAATTTGCGGTAATTTTCAACGAGCGATTGAAAAGTAAATGCGATGTATCCGAGATAAATCGAGTACAAAAATGCGAAACCTGTTTTTTCAGGAAGTAGAACGGACATTGGGATAAGGATCATTAGTAAGAGAACCCCTAAAACCTTACGAAGGAGTCCGTTGATACCGATTTTGCTCTTATACTCGATATCGGGATTGGCAATAGCAGCAATTGTTCCCGTTAAAAAATCAATGATTTCCATTGAGACAATCAAAGCTAGAGCATACAAGACCAGTCCGTCCTCAGTCTGAATGACACTCCGAAAAAAATTGAAAAATTCGATTTGCATAAACACCTCCTTAAATATGGTCTACGTTACTTTGAGGTGCTTTCCATTTATAAACAGCGATATTTCCTTCTTGAATTGCTTTATCTTCCAATTGTTTAACAGTTTCGCCATTATATTCAAACTCACGCTTGATATGTACGAACACCAACTTACCTTCAGTAGCAGTTTCAACATGTGATTGATCTTCTAAGAATAATAAGTCACCTTCAAAGTATGTTTCACCGTTTCTCATAGGTGGCATCATTGCTACTAATTCTTTGTATACCTCAGCTGAAGGAATACCTGTCATTGCTGAATTAAGAGCAAGTAAACGTAGAGCCTTGTTCATAGTTGTAGTGGTTTCACGAACTTGAGTGATAAGTTTCTGCAATTCATCTTGTTTATTTTTAGCAGCAACCAAGTCTTGTTGAGCCTTAACGATTGCAGAACCTGGATCTAATTCAGATTTCACCATATCCAATACTTCTTGGATAAGCACATCTTCTTTATCTTGTGTACGGTCACCAGCCAATTCACGCATGTTGGTGCTGTAACGGTTACCTTCTGACAATCGAATTTCTACGACTGTGACAGTGCTTTCTCCAAGGCCACGAGTATATGGTTTGCTTGCTAAATTGTAATTATTTACTGACATTAGTTACTTCCTTTCACTTCTTCAAATTTTGCTTTTAATTCTTCGTTCGACTCAATGAGATTTAAAATTTCATTGAGTTGTTTTTGAGTGACTTCATACAGCGCCTTGTAGGTTGCTGCATCGCTTGCTTTCAGTCCGACATCATCACTTAAATTTTGGATGATTAGTTGATTAATTTCTTCCTTCATTTGCTTTCTCCAATTTCTGATTGAGTTCTTGAACGGCTTTGATTAAATAAGGTATAAATTTAGAGTAATTGATTGTTAGGTGAGTATCTTCTCCTGCATATGTTTCAATAGCAGATGGGATAACTTCTTGCACTTCTTGAGCAATCAAACCAATTTCTTCGTATGATTTATCCTTTATATAATCAAAAGCTATTAAATTAAGTTCTTTGATTTTATCCAATGCATTGACAGGTGTTGGTTTGATATTCTCTTTTAATCTTCTATCTGAAGCAGTAGTTATACCAGCGTGTTGTCTCCACTTACCAGTCGTGATTTGGCTCCACCAAACAACTGCATTTTGTCCCCCAGCTGGATTTCCACCATCACCATTGATATCGTTAGTTCCTGTCCAAATTCCTTTCAAAGCATTGAATTTACTGTAAAAGTTAACATAGGTTGTGCTTGAAAAATCTACTTGATTATAGAAACTTACCTGACCTTTGCAATACATACTCCCGTTGTTATTAACATACCAAGAATTCCATCCTGCTTTGCCCCAGTTATTTCCCCAGTTTACCCAAAGAGCAACTTGGTCTGGTCTGCCAGTTCCATTTCCCATACCAACCTTAAATTGGTTTAGACCTGTTAGCCAATAGCTATTTGGGTCTTTATCATGCGTACCAATTTGGAATCCACCAATACGACCTTTATAACCTTCAAGTAATGTTGCTGATACGACTACCGAACGTAGTTTATTGATAAAGGCATTCTTAGCAGCAAGCTGGTCAGTGAATACATCACTCGATACAATCTTCTTAGCCATCGCTGAGTCCATAATAACCTTATCAGCTGTGATGGAATTAGTTTCGATAATATCCGTATTTAATTTTCCAATTTGTGCATCACCGACAAATAACCGCTTAAAGTAACCGTCTATTGCAGTGATTTCATCAGCAAGCGTACTACCTTTTAATCGAATCCTACTAGCTTCAAGTAATATGTCCTTTGGTGCTAAGTTAATTTGCGATGTTACTGCACCTGGACTAGTCAAAGTTTGGATCGCATACGAGTCAGATAATTGTGCGACTCGTGTTTGCGTTACAACATCTTGTGTCGATGTGTTATCGCTGAATTTTTTAGGCGGTCTATCTCCACGAATGAGTGAAACCTTACCAATGGCGACTTGACCATTCTTCATCAACCAAATTTCTAGAGGGAATTCTCTTGGTTTAGTTGATGATTTCTGGACGGTCATTGTGCCTGTGATTGTTTGAATTCCAGTTTTAGTAAGCGTTACTCTATCTGATGCAAGGCCACCGTCTGAAGCCCATAGCTCGATTCCTAAAGGTGCATCTGGCAATACATCTACCAACACTTCCATGCGATAACTGAGTTTCTCACCATTCGTAAAGGTCGATGTAGTGAGTGGCAATGCGAATCCGTGATAAACTGCATTGGTCTTACCAGTATTTGTAATCCGTAGTAACTTAGTTCCAGATTGAACTTCGATAACATTCGCATCTGCTTGTTTCTTTTTCCACTTACTAAAATTAGTAGGGTCATAAACTAAGTTGAAATCATCCAAGAAATTAGATACACGACTGACTAGACCATCTGCAGTCTGGATGACTTGTGAAATCGCTTGGTCTTGTCGTTGTAGCGTTTGTGTGTGGCTTTTAACCGTGTCAACTACATCGTTAAATTCCACAATACTGACAATTTCAGAGTTTGAAACATCGTAGTCTGTCATGCGGTCAGAGTGTTCGATTTTAAAACCACATAATTCAAGGCTACCGCTACCAGTTTGACCAAATTGGATTGAGTTATAGACTGAATTAGCGGTAAAAGTGTACTGATATCGAACCCAATCAGCATTTGTGATCGGTTGGTTCATGTATCTATCACGATTATTTGGTGCCCACGGGTGAAGCAGTAAATTAGCACTAGGTGTGATAACTCTAGCCCAGCAGGACATGGTGTATTTCTCACCAACAATCAAGTTGATACCTTGTGCAATATCTTTGTTTACACCATTCGTATTATTTACAATCCGAATTCCCTTCTTAATAGCAGTATGTGGTGCATCAGTTAGTTCTACTACTTCAGTCTTACCATTACCACCAGAGTTATTCAGTCTCCAAGTGCCATCAAAACCATTCCCTGCAGGAATGAAAGATGAGTTTTGCAAGAGGTTATCATTACGGATAACGTCTCTTAGCTTGGTTTCAATACGCGAAACTGTCCTTTGAAAACCGTCAATAGAGTTCTTGACTATGTTTTGTACCTGAGTAGCAGTCTGGAAGCCTTTATCATTTGCTAATCTGTCAAAATCAGTACGAGATAATTTTTCAGTAATTTGGTCAGCTTGAACCTCAACCTTACTTTCAGTAATAGATAATCTGTCGTTGATTGGGTCTAGTTCTGATTTTCTTGCAAGGGTTTCAATCGTGTCGTTTATTCGACTTATTTTTGTGAAGTTTGAGTTTGCTGTTAAATTCGTTGCTTCAGCCAATTTTAAAACTCTGCTGATTTCATTACGTGCATTATTTGAATTTTCAATTGCACTTTTTGAATCAGAATAAATTCTATTTATCCTCTCCAACTGTCCTTCTAAAGTGGACTGGTAGTTTTGATCAAACTGCCTTATGTCATTATCAATCTTATCTGATAAGATTTTCTTATTTTCTTCAGCAAGTGCCTTAGCTTGTTCAACACCATCAGTGATTTCATCCCTGATACCTTGTACCTTACGGTCAAAGTCTAAGTCAGCATTCTTGATTTCTTTTTCAAGTCTTGCTTCAAAGATATAGGTCTCATTTTTCACAGCATCACTCACGACATTTCCAATCGCATTTGCAAGACCAGATTTAAATTTACCAAAACCAATAGACTTCAATTTTTTAGCCATCGGGGAGTAGGTGTATTTAGTGATTTTCTTTCTTACGTCCAAATCGAATGTTTCGTGGTAGATACCTACTACATCGAACATCTGAACAGGAACATCACTCTGACCTACAACATCAATTTCAATGCTATCTTCCATGAGGTCACACAACGAGGTTCTGAAATACTGCTTGCCATATTCTATTAGGCTTGCTTCATCCTTGACATCTTGGTCGTTGACTTCTACGACATCCTCATAAATCTGACTGTATTTATTGATTAGAGGGCTATCAACCGTAACTGTATAGGTACGATCAGGCGCATTCTCTCCCTCACCCTTAACAGTAGTTTTGAATGTAATTCGGGTCTTTAAAGACTTGGTAGATGTCTTATGCTGATAACTAGATAGGTTTTTCTTGTACATAAAAAGCGATTCATTTTCTGAACCGCCATTTTTCAATAACCGTACCTGATATCCATGTCTGACTAAATCACCACCCCACTGACCAAGAATAGAGTGTTTATCCTTAGTCAAGACTTCCATAGCGTTCTTAGTGTCAGTATTAAAGGTATGTCTATCATCAATATCTGAGAAGAACGAGAATGGATTGTCACGAGTGATGCTCCCAGCGAATCGACTTAAAGCGGTTGAGCCAGTATCTCTGTTAAGGTCGATTGGGTTGACAACATAGTGATTTAACAAGGTCATGACTTGGTTGGCATAGACCTGAATATAGCCATGTTGTTTTTCGATTTCAAAAATAACAAAGTCTTGCTCACCGTGTAGATCATCAGCAGTCAAGAATGTTTCTTCTCTTAATCGTTGCCACAACACATTGTTAGTAGGAAATTTAAACGTTAATTGATATGTACTATTTGCTTCCTGTGTGATGTTATCATCGTATGCTGCATTAAGAGGTATATTTCCATTTGTTAAATAAATCATACTAGATACCTCCAATTAGGACGAATAGTCACTTTACGTACATCACCTGTATAGGTCACACCGTTAAGACCAACAGGGATTTCAAAGAACCCACCACGTTTTCTGAGTGTGTTCTGCACTGCCCCACTGGCATTGAAGATGTTTTGTTTTCCTTGTCTACAATCAATCGTAGCTTTATTATTAATCGTCAAGTGCATGGTTTTACGTCCAATCGTAAGCGATACATCTCCACTACCTTCAATCTCAATGATAGGCTCTGAATAGACTGTACCGATGTTCTCAATCGTTCCAGCGCTTGTTAATACGACTGGTGCGACATCCTTCGGATATCTGAATGGTTGCATGTCTAGTTTGATAGATAGTTCCCAACCGTGATGTCCACTTGGTTTATAACTGGCTGATAAGAAGTTAGCGTAAAAGATAGAACCTAATTGATAACTAAATTCCAGGGCGTTATCATTTGACTGAAACTTCTGCATCACAGTGGCTATATCCACCTGTTTTGAAATATAAAATTTAAATGTACGCTCGTAGCTTTCGTACGAACCATCTAACACACGATAGTTACCATTCACTCCATAAAGTTTAGTTACATCCCCTTTTGGTTTTGCAACTTCCACTTCTCCAAAATCCGTTACAACACATCCAGAGAGGGTGGATGTATTAAAATTATTAATAATCATATAATCCATTAAATTCCCTCCCTTGCATATATTGCACCGTGTTGTTCATACGTTTTCATCGAAATAATGTCATTGTCTAGGTAGA